AATGTGATTCGTTTGTGTTGGTCTATACAAAAGTAAATTAAAATGATTTATTATATTCACGTTAATCAATTAAAGATTCGACAAAATAATAAACTCATACGAGAGGGTCGAGAAGACGAAATCATGCCACCAATTATAATAAAAAAAGGTAAAAATAAAACGATTGCTAATTGCTTTGAAATAGAATTCGTTGAAAGAACAAAAATGGTGTACCACTTTAAAGGGGGTAAAATACTGCCTTGTGGTGCTAGACTTGTAGCAATGACTCATGCAATGCCAAAAATATTACGATGACACGTTAAGGAGAAAAAATGACCAAGAGGGAATTAGAGTTAAGATTAAAAAAGTTTGAAAAAGATATCGAAGAAAAAATGGAACAGAAGATAAGAGATTTAATTTATGAAGAAACCGGGAGTGATTTTACAAAGCATTGGGACACCATATGGGAGGTTAGTGTGGTGGCTAAAGATGCTGAAATCGCGGCGTCTAATGCTCAATGTGATTTAGATATGCTTAAAGAAGAATTAGAAGATAAACAGGTAATTGATAGCGAGTAATGATGGACTTACTAACAATAGACTTTGAAACGTATTACGATAAAAAATATTCTCTAGCAAAACTTACAACAGAGCAGTATGTACGAGATGAGAAGTTTGAGATTATTGGATTCGCAATAAAGAAAAATGATGAGCCTACGGTGTGGTACACCGGCACGCTTAATGAATTACGATCAGCGATCAATAAATACGATTGGAAAAACTCAGGTTGTTTAGCACATAACACCATGTTTGATTCTTTTATATTGACTGAGATTTTTGGTAAGCATGCCAAGATGTGGTTCGATACTTTAAGTATGGGTCAAGCGTTGATTGGATCGTTTCATTCAGTATCACTAGCGAACATGTCAAAGTACTACGAGATAGGTGAGAAAGGTACAGAAGTTGAAGACGCGCTTGGTAAACGAATTGTAGATTTTAGTGAGGAAGAGTTAGATAGATACGCGAAGTATTGTATTAATGATGTAGATTTAACTTATGATTTATTTAAAAAGATTGCAGTTGGTTTTCCGAAGTCTGAACTCAAACTTATTGATGTAACTTTACGTATGCACAATGATCCTATTCTTGAGATCAATGTTCCTTTACTTAACGCTGAGCTACGCGTTATTGAAAAAGAAAAAGCAAAACTACTAGAGGCCTCCGGAGTTGATGAGAAAGTTTTAGCAAGCAATAAACAGTTTGCTGAGTTTTTAGAATCAAAAGGTATCGAGGTTCCAATGAAGACCAGTCCGACTACCGGTAAAGAAACTTACGCACTTGCAAAGTCTGATGAGGGATTTAAAAAATTATTTCAACATGAGGACGAAGAGATACGTTTAGTTGCTGAGGCTAGAAAAAATATTAAGAGTAGAATTAATGAAACAAGAATTAATAGATTCTTAACGATTGCTAAGCGGGGGCCTTTACCGATTCCATTGAGATACTACGCCGCGCACACCGGTAGGTGGGGCGGTACAGATAAAACTAATCTACAAAATTTACCAAAGAATAAAATGAGAGAAGGCATTATTGTGCCATCAGGTTACACACTGATTGACTCAGATTCTTCACAAATTGAGGCTAGAGTGTTGGCTTGGTTTTCCGGGCAGGATGATGTAGTAGAGCAATTCAGGAAAAAAGAAGATGTATATAAACATATGGCTAGTAAGATTTATGATAAGCCGGTAGAAGATATTACACCTGACGAAAGATTCATTGGTAAGACTTGTGTGTTAGGTTGTGGTTATGGGATGGGGTATAAAAGATTCCAGGCGACAGTTAAAAACGATGGCGTTATTATGGATGATAGCGAATGTAAAAAAATTGTGTACGCCTACCGCGATTCTGCTAGCAGTATAGTTAGCTTATGGAAACAAGGGGATGAGTTATTACAAAACATGTCAAGGGATATTGATAAGATGCATAGTCCCTATGGTAAATCGGGGATTGTAACTCCAGGCCTGGATAGTATTTTACTACCGAATGGTATGAGGATTCACTATAAGAATTTACAGCGGGTAGCTAAAGATAAAGACGTTACACCACCTGCGGTAGCATCAGCGACATGGAAACCAAAGATCGATGAAGAGATTATGTATGAGGGGCGTGGTGGAAAGTTGAAACATATTTATGGCGGTAAGCTAACAGAGAATGTAGTACAGGCACTAGCAAGAATAATTATTGGTGAGCAGATGTTATTAATAGCTAAGCGATACCAGGTTGTACTTACTGTGCATGACGCTGTAGCTTGTGCTGTTTTAAATGAAGAGAAAGACGAGGCGTTGCAGTATGTAGAAGAATGTATGAACTACACGCCGGAGTGGGCTGAGGGTTTACCCTTGACCTGTGAACTAGGACATGGAAATAGTTATGGAGGTATATCAAAATGAATTGGAATACAAGAAATAGGATTACGGATAGTGATGATTCAACACTTACTGAGGCAGGTAAAGCGAACAAGGAACAACAAAAAAAGAAAGAGAAAGTTGATGTTAGTAATGAGACGAAAGATGTTAAGAATGTACAGGAAGACATGGTTAACCACCCTCCGCACTACAAAGTGGGTGGCATCGAGACCCTTGATTTTATTAGGGCTAAACTTGGCACTGATGGGTATGTTGGCTACTGTGTTGGGAATGTTTTAAAGTATCTCTCAAGAGCAGGCCACAAAGACAGACAAAAAGTACAAGAAGATCTAAAGAAGGCTGAGTTTTATTTGAAAGAGGCTATTCTGATTGGTGAAAAAAATGAATGATAGAATCAAAGTTTTACCTACTATAAAAAGCTCACAAGAAAACGCTAGAGAAGGCCTTAATAATTTGAGTGATGAATTCAGGCAGGTTATTGATAAAGGTAAATTTACTAAAGGTTTTACTCTTGCATTTGGTGAAGAGGGTAAAGGTCTTGATGACGGTGTTATGGATATAGGCATCACGTCAAACGTCAGTAGAACTGAGCTTCTTGGCCTTTTGGATGTTGTAAAACATTATCTTTTAAATGGTAATTAGATTATAATATAGACATGAATAACGCCTGGTCATATTCGAGTTTATCACTGTTTCAGCAGTGTCCTAAAAAATACTATCATTTGAAAGTAAAAAAGGATGTTGTTGAAAAACAAACACATGCTCTAATTTATGGTAACGAAGTACACAAAGTTGCTGAGAAATATGTTAAGGATGATGTAGATATTCCTGAAAAGTATGCTGAGGTTTGTAAGCCGGTTCACAGAGTGAAACAGATGAAAGGTGAGAAACATTGTGAGTTGAGATTAGGCATGACCAAAGAGTTGGAACCTTGTAAGTTCTTTGATGATAACGTTTGGTGGAGGGGCGTAATTGATCTCTTGATTGTTAACGGAGATAAGGGTAAGATAATAGACTATAAGACAGGGAAAAATAGTAAATATGCAGACATTAAACAACTTGACTTATTTACCGTAGCCGCATTTACTCACTTTCCCCATCTTACTGAAATAAAGGCAGGCCTGCTTTTTTTAGTGACCAACGATTTTATCACAAAATCTTATGTTAGAGGGGATGTTATTGGCATAATGTCTAACTTTTATAAGGAAGTTGATATTATGGATACATGCTTTAAAGAGGATGTATGGAATGCAAAACCCAACTTTACTTGTTATAAATATTGCCCCATACTCCATTGCCCACATAATGGAAAGAGATAATTATGGCTACAAAAAAGAAAAAACGTAATTATAAAAAAGAATATCAACAGCAGAAAAAAAGAATTGCTAAGAATAAAGGTGTGCATGAGGCACGATTAGAAAGACAGCGTGCGAGACGTAAGCTAGATAAAAAAGGTGTCAATAGAAAAGGTAAAGATATTGCACATAAGAAAGCGTTAAGTAAAGGAGGATCAAATAAAGATGGATATAAGTTGGAGAAGCCTAGTAAGAATAGGTCATTTAAGAGGAACAAGGATAAATCTGTAGCATAGATGCAAATAGTGGAGAACCGGGAGTTACTGTTACGATTACGTAACCCTAAACGAGTGACTGATGTAGTAAAAGATACAAAGTCTTTACAAGATGGAAAAGTTTTAGTACATTGGAATTTGGAGAACGCTCAAAAATTAACTGAGATGGAGGTAAAAGTGGAATCACCAATTATTCGAGATTATGAATTTACAGGGATGTTTGATCCTTTCGAACATCAAAAAAAGACAGCATCATTTCTATCATTACGCCAGCGAGCATTTTGCTTTAACGAGCAGGGTACAGGTAAAACTGCTAGTGCAATATGGGCGTGTGATTATCTTATGAAGGAAGGTCAGATAGATAGAGTATTAATAGTCTGCCCTTTATCTATTATGCAATCCGCATGGCAACAAGATATTTTTAGAACAGCAACACATAGAACATGTGATATTGTTTATGGTACGCCTACAAAAAGAAGAGATATATTAGATCAGGGATCGGATTTTGCTATTATTAATTACGATGGTATTGAGATAGTTGAAGAAGAAATAGTTAATGGTGGGTTTGACTTAATTATTATAGATGAGGCTAACGCTTATAAAAATCCTCAGACAAGACGTTGGAAATGTTTGAATAGGATTTTATCTGCTAAGCCTAGCACTAGGTTATGGATGATGACAGGGACACCTGCGGCTCAATCTCCAGTAGATGCTTTTGGTTTAGCAAAGTTAGTTAATCCAGATAACACACCTAGATCTTTAGGTAATTGGAGAGATCAGGTCATGTTAAAAGTAGCACAATTTACTTGGATACCAAAGCCTCAGGCCACACAAAAAGTACATAATGTTTTACAGCCTGCTATACGATTTACAAAAGAGCAGTGTTTGGATTTACCCGCATTGACTTACCAAACAAGAAAAGTACCACTTACAAAACAACAAGAAAAATATTATAAAGATATTAAAAACAAACTTTATATTGAGGCCGCTGAAGAAGAGATCACCGCTGTTAACGCCGCGGCTTTAATGCAGAAGTTACTACAGATAAGTTGTGGAGCGGTCTATTCAGATACTAAAGAGACAGTACGATTCGATGCGAAAGCTAGACTAAACGTTATCAAAGAAATCATTGATGAGACCTCACACAAAGCTCTGATATTTGTACCGTTTAGAAATGCGATAGAAATGGTCAGTGAGTTTCTAAGTAAAAATAAAATAAATAGTAACATTATTAGCGGTGATGTAGTTGCACATAAAAGAGCTGATATATTTAATCGTTTTCAAACTGGAGATGATGTAAAGGTTTTAGTCATACAGCCGCAAGCGGCCGCACATGGTGTGACACTAACGCGAGCTGATACTGTTATATGGTTTGGCCCTACTACGAGTCTAGAAACATATATGCAGGCTAACGCTAGAGTACACAGAGCAGGACAAGTTAATAAGACTACTGTTATTAATATTGAAGGTAGCGCTGTAGAAAGAAAGATTTATAGAATGCTACAGAACAAAGAGCATGTCCACACTAAAATTATTGATTTATATAAAGAAGAAATAAATTAAAAAAGACTTGCAATGTACACTTTAAATGTGTATTATTGAGGTATAACAACTATGGAGAACGACAATATGGAAACATTAGATTTGATTAGTCCTGAAGATTCAGAGCAGGATAAGATAGATATAGAGCAGTATATTCGTGTGTATATTAATATACGTTCTAAGAAAGAGGATCTCGTTAAGCAACACGATGAGCAAGTTGCTAAGCTAGATGAAAAGATGCAACTCATAAAAGAGAAGCTATTGGAGGAGTTTAAAAAGACTAATGCTGAATCAGTATCGACATCCGTTGGCACTGCGTACAGAAAGGTTAAGACAACTCACACTACAAACGATTGGGAAAGTTTTTATAACTTTGTTCTTGAGCATAAAGCCCCCGATCTATTACAAAAAAGAATCCATCAAGGTGCTATGAAAGAATGGTTAGAGGCTAATCCTACTTTAGTACCTGAGGGTTTAAATACATTTTCGGATTTCGAAATAACCATAAGGAGAAAAGGCAAAAAATGAGTACTGATATCACGCCATTAGAAGACGGTAAGTTACCTGCATATATACAGAAACTTGAATTAGATGATGCTACGACTGCACTTGCAGGTCAGTCGGGGTTCAAAAGAATCTCTATCAAAGGGGGAGTGTTTAGAATGATAGAGGGAGGCCAGGAGCTAGCGTCCTCTGACGAGCGTTCAATGAACATCGTTATTGTTAACGCCGCTCCTAAGACCGGGAGGTCTTACTATGAGGGGTCATATAAAGATGGAGCTAATCTAGCACCTACATGCTGGTCAGCAGATAGTGTAAAACCTGATGAGTCTGTTGAAAACAAACAGGCGGTTGCGTGTGCATCTTGCCCACATAATATTGCAGGTTCTGCGCAAGGTGGTAAAGGTAGAGCGTGCAGGTTCTCGCACAAGATAGCTGTAGTATTAGCTGATTCTTTAGAGGGGGATGTTTATGCTATGCAAGTAGCATCTACGTCATTCTTTGGTAAACCTGTTGGTAAGTATATGCCTCTTCAGGCATACAGTAAATGGTTAAAGGCCATGAACATGCCAATATCAGCAGTTGTTACCGAGATGAGATTCGATAAAGATTCTCCTGTACCAAAGTTATTATTCAAAGCAGTTGGTGCTTTAAAAGAAGAGCAGTTTGCAATATCACAAAAGCAAGGTAAAACTACGCCTGCTCTTATGGCAGTAAGCTCTAAATCTACATCTGAAGGTGGTGAGTCAAGCGAGCCTGAGAAAGTTACCAAAGCACAAGCGGAAGTTAAGTCTGATAAACTTAATGACGTTTTAAATGAATTTGATGATTAACATAAAAAGGAGGCGGGGGGGAGTAATCCCTCCTGAATTAGTATGGCGGTATATGGAAAGATAAAAGACAGAATAGCGGAGTTACCAAAAGAACAGCCGTGGCAGGTATTGGTACATATGTGTTGCGACATGAAGTTAAGTTTTCCTGAAGTAGCAATTGAATTAGGTATGACGAAGAAGGCCTTATACAATTGGATTAACGGTGTTTCCACACCTGGCAAAGATAAAGAAGATTTAATAGATAAGTTTATACAGAAGTTGGAGAGATTGGAGAAATGATAAATGGAGACGTTAGAGAAGTATTTAGAGGAGGCGCTTCCTACAGAACGTGAAGGACATTACTACTTTGTTCAAAACTTTCTCAGTAATACATCGAGGGAATATCTTTGTGTAAAGACAAAAGCTGAGATAGCAGAAAAAATAAAGGGTTGGCAAAACTCAAATGTATTTGGTAGTAAGAATAGTGAGATGTATGTTGCTATGGCCTCGTTTGATTTTACCAACATTAAAGATCCTAGGTCGCGAACGCGTGCGGCAAAACATGCGAGTTATCATAGAGCGTTTTTTGTTGACTTAGATTGTGATGGAGCATTGGCGGCAGAAGGTAGAGAAGTAACTGAAGCTGATAAAAAAGATTACCCAAGTCGTGGTGCAGCAGCTAGGGCGGTGGAGAATTTTGCACGGGCAGTAGACCTACCAGAACCTACGGTGGTTGCTTCTGGTTGGGGTATCCATGCTTATTGGTTATTAGATGAAGATATACCTTCTGATGAATGGTGGGTATATGCAACCTATCTAAAGAAGTTAACCATTAAACATGGCCTGAAAACTGATACTGTTGTAACATCGGATAAATCTAGGATATTGCGTCCAGTTGGAACTTTTAATCGTAAAGTAGATGCGATGCCGAAACCGGTGGAATGTCTGAGATACGTGAAGCCAGTAAAGGTTGATCTTATAAAGGAGATTTTATCTAGGGATGGTAAAAACGATTTAGTAGATTTTGAACAATCAAAATTAAAAGAACGAACTGATAGCATTACTGCAAAACTTGCAGGGCCTGATACAAAATTTTCCTGGAAAAGACTGACGGCTAAAAGTTTAGATGGTGAAGGTTGCGGGCATATCGCGGCACAGTTAACTACCGATAAACCTAACGAAGTTAGTGAACCTTTATGGAGAGCTATGCTAACACTAGCAGTGCATTGTGAGGAGCGGGATGACGCTATACTTGAGATATCTAGGCCTGATAGTTATGAGGGATACAATGAAGATGAAGTTCTTAAAAAAGCCAATGATATTCTAAAGAGTGGAGTAGGTGGGCATAGGTGTGAGACAATCGCGGAGTACGCCGCAGATTCAGATACGTTTAAAAACATCTGTAAAAAATGTAAACATAAAAATAAAATAAATAGTCCGCTTAAATTAGCGGTTGTTATACCAGAAAATAAAGATGCAAATTTAAAAGTTACCGGCACTGACTTTGCTACGGATAAAGTAAAAGATTTTTCTATTCCAGAATATCCTGATGGATACGTGAGACATTTAGAAAAGCCTGGTGTTTGGGTAAACACTGAAGATGAACAGCGTTGTATTTACCCTAATTATTTATACCCCACTGAAAGATATGAAGATCCTTATGATGGCGTTGTATTGAGAATGTGCCACCATAACCCACAAAACGATGTTACTTATTTTATGCTCCCAAACAAAACGTTAGTATCTAATGAAGAATGTAAAAAGCATTTAGCATCGAAAGGTGTGCTTGCTATTGACGCTGATATGGTGAAGATAAAAAAATACTTGATCTCTGCTTCGCGCATGATTGAAGAAAAAGAAAGGCCTAAACCATTACATGTACAGTTTGGTTGGAAAGATGATTATAAAAAGTTTGTAGTTGGCGAAGTTGAATACGATGGTGATACTGCTATGGCTACACCACCTGCAAGTACGATGAATGATTTACTGCAGTACTATCATGAAGAAGGGTCATTTGATAAATGGAAAGAAGTATTTAATCTTTATAGCGTGGATGGTAAAGAATCTCAAGCATTTGCTGTAATGAGTGCATTTGGGGCGCCGCTTATGACTTTTACTGATACTAAAGGTTTTATTTGTCACTTAACAAGTTCTGAGTCTGGTACAGGTAAAACTACAGTACAAAAATTTATTAATAGTGTTTGGGGTGATCCATCTATGATGCTGATGCAGGATGATACGAGAAACTCACAGTTTCATATCTTAGGCGTTTTAAATAATCTTCCTGTAACTATAGATGAGATTACAAACATTCAACCAGAGGCCGCATCAAAACTCGCATATGCCATAACACAAGGTAGGACAAAGAACAGGATGAGTGCATCATCAAATAAGTTACGGGAGAATACTTTATCGTGGTGTACTATCCTTACAACTACCGGCAACTCGTCGCTTAGTGACATACTAGGAACAAACAGTAGTTCTCCAGAGGGGGAGAATGCTAGGGTGTTTGAGATACGAATCAGCTCTACATCTGCAGAAGAATTACAAGATGAAAAATATGATTTGATAGCAAGTAATTATGGTTTTGCTGGCCGTAAGTTTTGCTCGTACTTAGTTAAGAATATAGATGAAGTTAGAAAAAGATTGGATGCTAAGGTTAAAGAATTAATTACTGATTTTGCTATGATTGGAAAAGAAAGATTCTTAACTGACTTTATTGCTTGTAATCTTGTAGGTGGAGAGATTGCTGTAGAGTTAGGTTTAATTAATTACAATATGCCGGCTATACAGTTACACGTTAAAAATAATTTACTGCCAAGGCACCGTGCGAAACTATCATCACTACGTAGAGATAAACTAGATCATATAAACGAATATCTAAACACGTATTTAAAAAATGTGTTAGTAGCTAATGATGATATTACTGAGAATCTAGCCGCACATGCAGAAAACAAATCTGCAAATTCTTATGTAAATAATATGGTAGTAGCTAGGGTTATACCGAGTGCTGATAGATTGTTTGTTTGGACTTCGCATTTTAAAAGATGGTGTTCAGAGAATAGGATATCTGTCGATGAAATATTAGAAAAAGCAGAAAACGAAAAACTACTTATCTGCCGTAAAAATGCTAAAGGTAAAAAAGTTTTCCAGACTAAAACTAGGCTTGCAAAAAATACAGCCGGTAATAGTGCATCAGGTGCGGTGAGTTGTTATGAGTTTGTAGCCTCTGGTGTTTTAGATACTAAAGATATTATAAAGAAAGCTACGAATGTGATTGGAGTGTTTGAACAGTAGTAATGTTGTACAGTTTTATATTGTAGTCTATAATAAAAGGGATTAATTTTTTCAAAATCGTCCTAGGCCTCTTCGTTCTCCAATCTCGAATTCTAGGAGCTGGAACCGTAACCAGCACTTTTTCAAACTCAATTTGGGGGTACCTTAGGTATCACCTAGGAAAAAATAATCGCTTAGAACGCTTCTATTCAAGAGTTTTTTAGGGTAAATATGAACGAAATTGCAAAAGTGAAGTTAAATACATACAATCGATACGAAGACATGAAAGCTGAAGCAAGAGACCTTCGTGATAAATTAAAAGAGTTACAACAGATAAAAATTGAACAACGAGAGGCTATAAAAGAACAAAGTTTGAAAAGGTTTATATCTGAGGATAGAGTTGACGTAGAGATTTAATCTTCTAAGCCTGAGAATTTTTTCATTTCTTCTAATCTAGTTGCTTTAAATAAAGTTTGTAGTTCACTAGCTGGCACGTCGCCGGACAATCCAAACGCATCATTCATAAATCTTCTTTTTATTCTATCAAAGCTAGATTGACTAATATTATCTGCTGTTATAAGAACAGTACCATAACGTATTGCCTGCTCGTTATATTTATCTATTTCAGAAAAAAGCTCTTTCATACTTGATGGTTCATCCGTCAGTACACTTAAAATAATTTTAGTTAATATATTGGTTTTTTTAATAGTTAGCCTATCGTAAGCGTCTAATAATTCATTTTTCTTATCTTGTAAGTTTTGTAGTCTTTTTCTTTCGGCAGTGCCTATACCATAAATTTTATCTATATCTTTACTGGTAATACCTAAGAATATAAGCCCTTGCTCATATGGAGCAAGTTCAGCTATAGTGTATCCGCCTCTAGTTTGCAAGCCTTCTTGTTCAATTCTTATACTTTTAACTATATTTCGTATTGAACTTGGTAACACGTTTTCTAAAGCTCTAGTTGGGTTGTTGTTCTGAAAATCTATAAGAGACTTTTGCAATGACACTCCTAATCCACCTAGAGGTCCACCTAGAAGCTGAATCCAATATTCCCATGTAGTGTAGTCTTGGTATGGTATTTTTGCAAGCGCTCCACCAACACCAGTTCGCTCTGCTAATTTAGCTTTTGTAAGATTTTCTAACGGACCAGTCCACAGTATTCTACCTAACTCAGTATCAAATACTGGCATTTTAGTGCCTAATGCACTTGCCATAAAGTTTTCTACGTTAGCTTCCGCGTCTAACTTATATGGGTTGTCTGGGTCGTCTTCGTCTGTTAAAAATAGATTTATAAGTATTTGTATTGCAAACGCTGCAGGAAACCCATAGGCTATACCAGAAGTTACAAATCCAGTAGTCATCATACCTGCTAGTTGACGTCTAGCTTCTTGCCTAATCGCTTTTATTTCTGCTTTTGTATATCCTTCTTTTTCTAAATCTAAAAATGACTTACGTATTGCCATAGCCCAATTTGTAAACATTAACACAGGGTATTTTTTAAACATTAATAATGAACGATATACTGGTTTTTTAAAGTATTCGCCTGAGTTCGCATAAGAATAATCACCGTGCGATTCACGTGTTACTTCTTTAGCGTAATCATAAGGATTATCAAATTTTTCTCCGGTTTTTAACTTTGATCTATCTTTATTTGCTAAACGTAGAGCGGCTATAAATGTAACTTCTTTGTTTAGAGTTTCTGTTCCGCCAAATGCACCAAATAATATTGTCGTAGCAGTTTTTGTAATGTTACCTTTTGGTGATATTTTATCCAGCGGATCTCTAAGGTCTTGTCTGTTTATATCCAAGCTAGCGCCAGTTTGGGATATTATTTGGTTATTTTCTATAATATTTTCTACGTATGCTCTTGCTAAAGCCCGCTCTTCTGTTTTAGTTAATGTAGTGGGAAGTGGAATAACGTATTTTCTATTATCAAGTGATGGGTCATTCATACGACCGTAAAGTTGCGCATGAGTAAATGTTGTAGTTTTCCTATCTCTTGTTATTCCTTTTGAAATATTATCTCCAAGTATTTCAATTCCTGTGTTCATCAATTCTTGATACACAGCAGCAGTTTTGTATTTACCTCGCATTATGGATGCTGCCATCGAAGGAGTTTGAAATAAGTTAATCATAGCTGAGGCATAAGAAGTCAAGTAATAAAGAAATCCTAAACGTCCACCAAGGTTAGCTGCTGTATTCCACCCATCTATTCGCGGATTTATTATAAGATCAAGGTCTGCCCTAAATACTTCTTTTGCTGCTAGTACAGCATTTCTTGTTTTCTGATCTTCAATAGGATCTACTACTTTATTTAATTCTTGTAAAGCGTTTTCTACTTTTAATAACGATTCTAGACTAGCTAATTGTTTTGCTTTACCTAAAGCCTGAGCGTTAAATACTTTATCTACTGGTTGTGAAGAAAATCCCAGAGTTTTATCTCTATTTAAAGCGCTTAAGGCTATCGCATTTTGCGGTAAGTTTTTTATGAAGAAAGACGTTAATTGTTCTTTAAGTTCGTTTCTAGCTTTCCCTTCCGCAGAATCTGCATCAATCTTACCCATCTTTTGATCTATTAGACTAATAAGTTTTTTAAGTGCTGATGGTAAAGGAATGTTATTTTTTTCTTTTACAATCTCCGCATCTGAAGTAAAGTATCTAGGACTTACTGCTTCAGGACGTCTTTTTAATGCTTGTACTATTTGTTTTGCTTCGTATTCTGTTTCTGCTGATGCTTTAACTAGTTCACCTTTTTGCTCCCATAAAATCCAGAACTTACCCATTCTTCTAAAACTAGTATAGTAGTCTAGCGGTGGTTTACTCGCAAATAGTTGTCTTAGTTCTGCTTTTAATTCTGCTCTTTGAGTTGCGCTTTCAGCTAATGCATCAACAGTTCCTTCTGAAGACTTAAGATAACTTTGGTAGTTAGCGCGCTCATACTCACCTAAATCTTTATATAAAGATTGTCCTTCTGGATCTAAACTATTATATATTGGGCGCAACCTGCGGTAATATGTTTTTCTTTCAGCATCTAAACTTTCAAAGTAATCATTATCTCTACTAACATCTACATTATAGAGGCTAGAATCATTCATTAAATTATTTAACTTAGTGCTTTTTTCATTTTTTTTATTATCAAGCATGTAATTAGTAAGTCTTTGCCCAAGGGATCGAGCGCCGAACATATATTTATCAAATGTGTCTGCCATATTTGTTATAGCAGCTCTATAGTTATTGAGCGCTGCAGCGACCGGTGCCTTTATATTTGGCGCAAGCGCTATGAATTTCGCAAGCCTTTCCGGCGGTACAAACTTAAGTGCTATTTTTTTAGCTGCGCTTGTGAGGGTTGAAAAACTTCCAAATACTGCGTCCAAGAATCTATTAGTAGTATTGTCTCCTAGCTCATTAAATACTCCTTGAAAAGTTGCAGCTTGTGTATCTCGCACTTCTTCGTTTTTGGCAATATTTTCTTCTGCGGTTTTTGTTTTCTCAGCATCTATTATGTCTTGCTTAGTTTCTTTAGATAAAATAACTCTATCTTTTTGTAGGCTTTGTTTTGTTGCTATTAAGTCTTGTCTGAGTTTATTAAAATTTTTAGTATCTGCATTATTAATCGTTAGCTCAGGTACTTTCGCGCCTATCTCATTAGCAAGGGTTCTTAACTGTCCTGTAACTTCAGTAATATTATCACTAGTTATTTTTTGATTTAGTGTTTCATCTATTTTAGAAATTAAATCGCCTTTAGTTGCATCGTCAACTTGCACCGGTTGTAATTTATCTACCCTAGCAACTTTTGTTTTTTGATTAGGTTTTAATTTATACTTTACAACTTTATTATCTGCAGATTCTATCGCCGCTCCTGCTTTTACTAATTCTTGTACCTTATCTTGTATCGGACCTTTTTCAATTAAAGTTTCTACCTCTTGCTCTTTAGCTGCGTCAAATTCTTGTTTATTTATTGGTAGTTTATTATCTTTTAAATATTGTGTTACTTTATTTGGCTTTAATTTTTGTTCAGTTTGTATTCCTTTTCTGAACTCTTTGTAATTGTTAAACTTTACAAACTTAGCAGGTTTTAGATCTACAGGTGTTATTGGAGTGTCGACTTTTCCTGGTCCTGTTTGATCAGCATCAATTCTTGGTGTAGCAGCATCCAACTTTCCAGTGTCAGGTCCCTCAAGACTTTCGGTAGCTTCTTGATCTTTTCCGGTTTCGGGTTTTCCAGGAACTGCCACGCCATCTCCAGTTCTTTTTGCGTCAGCATCTTTGACCTCGCTTTCTTTTACTTTTATACTTTTTAGTTGACTCCATTTTAAGTTAGCGTCTGGGTCAATAGTTTTCTTTTTATCTTTCCAAGTTATATTACTATCTAAATCACTCCACTTAACTGCATCAGTTTCTTTTTTACCTTGTGGAGGTGGGACTTTTAATTGGCCCCAGGTTATATCTTGTCTTTTTGCTATTTGTTGTTTTGTAGGTTTAATTACGTTTATATCATCGAAATCAAGTTTAATATCGCCTACTTCACTAGCTAGCTTAGGTTGTAAATCTCTTATTAGGTTTATCTTACCTTGATACGTATCCTCCATATCTGCTGCAGATACCATCTCTTCATTAAAACCAGCAGTGTCTAAAGTAGAATCTAGTTCTGCCTCACTAACGTTTTCTTTTCTATCTAATTTACTTAATACTTTATTGATATTTTTTAGTGCGGCTTCTCTTTCTGGTGCTTGAGCTTCTTGTAACTCTTGAATTGTTTGCTGACCCTTTGCTTTTCGTTCTGCTTGTATTACGCCGCTTTTTTCCATAGATCTAGTAACTGATCCTAATGGCGCACCTAATAAAATACCACCAGCCATAGCTTCAATATAAGCATTCATAGCATCTTTATCAGTTAATGATCTACCAGCCTGCGCTCTTTCAATTACAGTTTGGATTACCTCCTGTGTTGCCTCAAAACCAGCACCAAATGCAGCACCTTTTCCTAGAGTTTTAGCGCCGCTTTCTGCGGCTTTAGGAGTCATAAGTTTGACAAGAGAATCATCTATTTTAGTTGCAGCACCTGCTACTTTATTAGCAACAGTTCTACCTAAAGTTTTATCAATGACGCCTTTTGCAACTGAAGCCGCCTTATCTGTACCTTCAGCACCAAGTAATTTAGCGATAGGTTTAAAAAATCTAAAACCGATAGCGTCTAAAGCAACAGACCCCGCACTACCAGCAGCGGCTTTTAATATACTAGGACCTTCTTTTTGTTCTCCGCGATCTGCGCGTTCCCTATCTGCACTTGCTTGCTCACCTAAATAATCAACAAGATACTGCCCAAACAATACACTAAAAAATGCTATTGGCGCACCAACCCCACCTGTAACCGCACCTGTTCCTAAAGCTGCCGCAGTCGGAGCGGCTAAAAAACCTGTAGTGCCAGCAGCGGTCTGCTTTGCCCATTCTAGAATATCTTTACCACTTCTAATATCTAAGAATCCTGTGGTCTTTCCCTCAACTGCCTGTGCTTTCATAAGCGCTTGTGCGGCAGAGTCATCACCGGTAATACCATACTTAAGAGATGTTATTAGTTCTCCAAGGTTATCTGCTTGCTCAAGAAATAATTCACCAAATGTAGCTTGTCTAGGTTCTTCTATAACTGTGGGATCTGCAACTTGAGGCGTTTCTACACCAGTGCCAATATCTAAAGGTTGAGCCGGAGGCTCTGGCGCGATAGGCGCTAAAGGGGATATCATCCCCGCTTCTATTTTTCTATAAGCATCTGCATAAATAAACTCATCTGGTACGTAATCTGGGTACTCTATGGGCGCAAACCCCGGAATATTTAATTGCTTCATTGTTGAGTTATAGTAGCACTTTTATAAAAATCCTCCATAGAGTTAAAAGGATTAGTAGATTGTCCCCCGGTGCCTCTTTCTCTAATTTGTTTTTCTAAGGCTTTAAATGTTCTTTCTAATTCATTAAAGTTCTCTAAAGCCTCCTTACCTTGACCTTCTGCCATTTTCCTGTAAAAATTAGCATTTGGTCCGGCAAAATACTCTTTTAAACTGTTAAATACTAAAGCATCGGCTTCTTGTTGTGATTTTATTTTATCGCGTAAAAATTTATTGTTTTCTTTTATATAAAGAGAGTGGGCTTGCCAACTACTATCAGCTTTCGCTTTTTCTTTCATAGCGTTTAATCTTCGCTCTTCTATTTGTACTGCCTGTAGTTGTTTTAATTGGTCTGCATCAAAAGATGCTAATGTTTTAGTTAAATCAGTTGCTGTTGCAGCTATTTTAGTACCGAAATCTGCGTTTAGTTTAGCGCCCTCTAGCTGCGCTTGATCTCTAAGACGCATATTACCAGTAAGTTTAGCTTCGTCAGCCTGCGCTTTTGCTATATCTAGTTTAGCTTTAGTGTCCCTTAAATCATCAATGTCAGAAGTTAACTTTTCAGCGGTTTCAACACCCACACCTAAACCTTTAATAAATGCGGAGAAGAAAGGTTTATTAGAAGACGCCATCGCTAAACCACCATATACTAATGATTTACCCAACACTTGACCTTCTTTAGATTTAAGTCGTTTATTAAGTGTGGCCATATACTCTTGATACGGTTTATTAAACTCTTCCATTTTTTTAATTTCTTCTTCTGTGCGGGTACCAATTTTATCTATAGCGCTTTGAACGTTAGCCTTTCCTTCTTTAAGAGCTGTTTCTAAGTTTCCAAATTGGTCTATTATACGTTGCCTACTTCCTGCAACTTGGCCCCTAACTATGTCTTCTGTTGTTGGTAATGGAGGCCCCATTTCTTCCGGCGCGCTTAATTGGTTATCATCTTTCCTGCCTGTATCTCCTCCACCTGTATCTCCTCCACCTGTATCTCCTCCACCTGTATCTTCTCCACCTTCTACTTTAGGTTTAGTTAGTAGTTCTGTTTTTGGAGGATCTAAAAGTCGTCTTTCTCCACCAATAATTTCTGAACCTATTGCGTCCCTGACGGCCTCATCTGACATTACAGGAGGTTCTACAACAGGAGGCTCTTCTCCTCTTTCCATTGCAGCTTCTTGCACATAAGGGCTGTCAGGAGAAATATAAAATGGGTCAGTAGTATCTTGTTGTGTTTTTGCCAACTTTTCTAAGTTTTGTTTTTCAGATTTTAATTCTGCTATTAATGGTAAGTTCCTACTATTTTTAAGTATTAAAGAATCTAATTCTTTTATTCTATTTACTATATCTGCATATGCCCCTACAGTGTTAGGGCCAGGACCACTTTGGAAAGCTACTCTACCGCCTTCGAACATTCTTACTGCGGCTGGGATGCCTCTTGTTTCTCTGCCTTCTGGTTCTTTGTAGCTACTAACTATACCACCTGCCGCCGCGCCTGGAATAGATCCGGGAGCTGACATGTCCATAGCTTCACTACGTGGTACATTACCCATTTCAGGAGATGACATCGCAACTAAATTTGGATTAACCATTTGTGGGTTTTGGCTTTGTATTGTCTCAGCAATAACTTGATCTTTAACAGGAACAGCACCGATGCCTTGTTGTATCATCTCTTGGTTTGCAGCAGCGTTTCGCATATTTTTTCTGCTTGTTAATTCTGCCATTGCAACCGCTTGTGAAATATCCACAGACGGCATTCTATTTGAAAGAATATTTACTAATTGTTCGTCCGATGCTCTTTTTGCTAACGATGCTTGCTCAAATAAACTTGCCATGCTTATCCTCTATTAAATAAGTTAAATGCTCCTAATCCTGCAATACCCAAACCTAACGCTTGCTGGAATGGACTTGGCGGTTGTTGATACAACTGTGTAGACATAGGGGAAACAGGCCCTAAACCTCTAATAGCAGACGAATACGCGGCTAGCTGTTGGTATGGATATTCCTGTTGTCTTAAGAAATCTTGGTAGCGCAGATCTAACAATCTTTGTTGTTCTGCTTGCTCTAATGTACCTGCTCTTTCTAGTGCTGATAACCTTTGTAATTCTGCCGCTTGTTGCGCTCCACCTATCGCTGCAAGTTGGCCTGCACCTGCTAATTTAGCTTGTCTATCCCTTTCAAATTGTTGTTGGGCTTGTTGAAACGCTGCTTGAGAGCCTCTAGTTTGTATATCTGATAATCTTTTATTTAAGTCACTTATTTGTTGCGACTCGATTAATCCTTGCCTTGAACCACCAAACGCACCTGCTCTTGCCGCAGCGCTACGAATACCTTGTAATGCTCGTTGGCCTTCAGCAGTAGCTTCCCTTTTTGCAATATCTGTGACCGCCTGTTGGTAAGGCGACATGTAGGCTTGCGCCTGTGGTGTACCAAATTCTTGTGTGCCTTGCAGCGCAGCTAATCCAGCAGCGGGATAGAATTGTGATGGCCCCATCGCTTTTGTTTGTTCTAACGCACTTGCTTGAGCGTCAGTCATGCCTGCTACTCTTTCTCCACTGTACGGAGTGTATTTTCTAGCGGATAGTCGTTGAGCTTGCTTTGCTATATCTTCAGCATAAGGCACAAGAGATTCTGGCATTTGTACTTGATATGCAGTTTGTGTAGTGCTACCACCACCTCCGCCACCACTTCCGCCATAGAAGCAAAAAAAGTTTTCCTGTAACCACCTTATACTAAAAATTTTAAAAATTAACATACTTTCCATAGTTATTTCCTTAACCAACGACAGTCTTTTTTATGCATTTCAAACACTATTATATCACCATTGTTATCGTGCATATTTTCCCATCGAGTTTTTTCTCTAAAACCTAATTTAAACGCAACATCTACCATTCTTTTATTCACGCTATTAATAATACCAATAAGCAAATCAACATGCAAAACATTAAAAGGAAAGTCAAAAGCAGCATGCAGTAACTGTCTCGGTCTTGTTTGAAGTCCTTTAATACTCCCAAGATGCACTTGAACGCTTCTCCCAAGAAAGTTATTGTAGCCAATAACCCACCTAATGTATTTGTCTTTATCCAACCACACCAACGTTTTAAGATCTGGAGTAGTTTGGACCCCTGCTGTTTCATATAAAATCTTTTCCGCCGCTAAGCGGTCTCTCTCCCTCCTTGGTATTATTACCATACTATGCCGGCAAATAATCCTCTGCTTCTATTTCTGGTGGTTGAGTTTTTTTGCCGGTTTTAGCCATCCTAACTCTTTCCATCATTTTATAAAGCTCATCTGCTCCAGCATCGCTAGAGCCATTACCTAAACTTGATACTACGTCAGCAGGTACAATAAATTCATCCTTAGATAATGCTACTTTTTGTTCGTTTTCAATATCTCCATAAACTTCATCCGACATTCCGTCACCCCTACCTTCTACTTGACCTTGTGTTTGTGGTAGTGAAGTAATACCACCTTCTTGCATAGTTACAAGCCCACCTTCTTTACCACCACCATATAAATAATTTGCATGGTATGGGTCTTTTTTTATTTTAGTTTCTCCAGTTACAGGTGATGTTACTCTTATATAGCCCACAGGTAGTTTTGGTCTAGCCGCTGTTACTGCTTCCTTTCTTTTTTTCGTAGCCGCATCTTCTGCCATACCTCTTTGAACAAGATTAGGGTCACCTGTAATTTGTTCGCCTGTATCCATGCCTGTACCTACAGATGTTATACCTTGCCCCTGCATATCTGCTGGTACAAAACTTCTATAATCATATCCACCCATGTTTGGAGCGACACCGTAATTATATTCTACCGAGTCCATACCACCTGGCATGACACCCATACCGTAGTTAACGCCCCCTACAATACCAGGAGCAAACGCCATTAAATCGCCTTGGAATGCGCGTATACCTTCGTCAACTTCACTAACTTCACCAACATCCCCACCTTCTTGCATTCGTTTTATATGGCCGCCTTCTTTAGCGTACATTCCGTAATTAGGACCAAAGTAACTATACTCTCTACTACCATAACCTGCACCTGGATATGTAACAGGATCACTGTAAGGTCTAGCCATTTCGATTTCTTTTCTTTTTCTTTCTTCCTCTTCAATTACTTCTTCTGGGACAGCACTAAATGCTCCGATAGTACCAGCACCTATACCTGAATATACGTCACCCTTATCTATTTCTCCTAGTCCTGGTATGTTAAATTTATCTGTTGGAGCTTGCAGAGCGTCTAAGTCAGCTTGTGCTATACCTCTTTGCGCGTCCAATTCAGCCGCTGTCATGCCAGTCCTTAAATCCTCTGCTAAAGTTGGAAACTGCTCTTTTATTAGAGGGACATTTTCTGTTGAAAAACGTGGTACTGTTTGTTGTGGTACGACCGGACCTGCTTCACTATAGTTAGGAGTAGTTTTTGTAATAAATTGATCAGGTGCTAAAGCATCCAGATATGCCTGTTGTCTAGCTGTTTCTGCTTGTCTTTTCGCATTCATAACATCTTGCTGTGCTTGAGAAGGCCCGAATGCTTTTTGTGCCGCGGTTGCCGCACCGTATGTAGCGCCGGCTGCTATACCTGCATCTAACGCGGTATCACTATCTGTCCCCATTAATCTTTGACTTGCATATTGGGCTAGACCTGTAGCTAATGATTTACCTACACTAGATGATAACGCTTTCCCAAACATTGTACCACCTAAAGCCTTAGAAGAGCCTGCAGCACCTGCAGCGGGTCCTGCCATAGCAGTTATAGCAATAGGTATAGCCACCTTCATAAAGTCTTTAAATTTAAACATTTCAGGTAATCCAGTCTCTGGATTAATAGACACTCCACCTAATGCAGCAATACCCTGAACTTCTTCGGGTGCCATATGCACAAGCATAGAATCGCCATTTCTACCTTTATCTGCGATATCTTGAGCGGCTTCTACCATTCCACCTTCTTGCATTGTTTCCATAGGAACTGTTCTCATAATAGGGCCTCTTCTACGTAACTCTGCTATTCTTCTCATGTTTGTATTAATCATACGCGGATCTCGTGTCATTTCTCTAACAGCCTCTGGTGTATTAAACAGATCTATTTGCCTTTGATTTTCTGCAAGCGCGTCCTGCGCTCCTTTTACAGCAGCGTCCATTTCTGGATTAGGAGGAAGTTTAACATCTTTTTTACTCAATGCGCCTAGTAGTAGCGGTAAAGCTACTGGAGCCGCTTTCTTTGCTGATCTTAAAATTTTTTTAATTTTTTTCGACATATTACGCTACCTTTAGTGTGCCACTATCATTGTAGATTGTACCTGCAGCTAATCCTGACGCTGACGTGGGTAAGTTAGTTAATTTAATCTTTAGCTCCCCCGCTGCATTACCATTAAACTCAATCTCAGTTTCACCAGAGTCGTTTAAATACTGATCTATTATAACATCTTGATTCTTATCTAGCACCTGTAATCTTGCAGTTTGAAAGACGAGAGGAACTTCGTTTTGTGAAAAGAATAATCTTAATACACGATTTAATTCATCGAAGTATCTCCTCTCATATGAATCTGGTGGTATAGGTAATACAGGTACTGCCATTATCGTCTTCCGTCTGTTCTAATATCAATTCGTGGTGTGCCTAGTTGCCATTTTGTGCCTACTAGCGTACTACCATCTATTCTAAGTTTTAACTGCCTACCTCTGATTCTTATATCTATTTGATTAGTATACAACTCTTGGGGAGATAATGCACTAGCTTGCACCGATTTTCCTGTCTCACTAGTATAACTTCCCCCTGTATAATCTCTAGGTGTAAGGGTTAAAGTAACGTCTGGGTTTATAGATTCAGAACCTGTAAATGTTAGGTCAGGTATCATTCTCCAAACAAAACTAAATTGGTCACCATCCCCAATATCAAAATCAGAAGACTCAATGTAAGAGCCTATAGCAACAGAACCTGAACCTGATGCATCATCAACTCCTACCTCGTGGTTTAACGCTCGTCTATTATAATCAAAAGCTATTGGATATTGTCTAAGTCCACTATCTAACCATGCACTCCTACTTAACGTTCCATAATACCAAATATTTTCTAAATAGTTATAGACTACATAGTTATTAATCTGTGTATCTGTGCCTGTAGGATAAAACCACCATACTTCGTTATATTCTTCATTTGTTCCTGAGATAACTTGAAACTCTTGTTCTGTATTTATATTGTCATATACATGACTTCTAAGAGTGCTTGGTAATGCTCTAACCTGACCATCAAAAACATAAAACTTATCTCGACCCATCCAAAACACAATATTATTTGCAACAGATACTGCATTAGGTGACATAAGTGAGATGTTACTTGCAAGTAAATTAAAACTAAATATATACGGAAAACCAACATACTGCATTGCATAAACAGCGGTATCTGTAAATATTAATATCTCCTGTCTTGTTTTTACAGCGCTTACAATTTGACTACCTTGTTCTAATCTAAAATCCCCTGCGCTATTTGTAGCAAGGGGTTGCCAAGTTTGATAATCTTCTGAAGTAGACCAACGAACAAGTAATGGATCAAAAGCACCAGAACCATTTTGTTTATCTGCACCAAAACATATAACGTGTCTAGCTTGTTGAGAGACCATACTATAAGTTACTTGAGTAGGGATATAATTTAAAGCTGGTGCAGACATACCATCTGCTTGAGCAATACTTTTTATAGCACGCATCCTGTAAGATATAGTGCTACTACTTGTTGTGCTAGAATTAGTTCCATTTTTATCGAGATAAAATATATCCCCTTGATAGACATTGGTTATAATATCTTCACCATAATTATCATGTACCCAAAGACGTAGTTGCTGTGCTAAATCTGAAAAACCTGTTTGCCCCCATCCGCCAGAACTCCAAGAACCAGAACTCCAACCTGAAGTATATGAAAAAATCTCTTGACCTGGGTTAATTTGATACTCTCCAACAATGGTGCTACCTCCACCTGAACCCGATCCAGTGGCTGCTGTAGTTACAGTAATAGTATATGAGTTTGCATTAACATAGGTAAGTCTGTGTTCTTTATTTAATTCAGCAGCGGGTACACCATTAACATCACTAGAATTTTTAAACGTTACATACGAGCCATCATCAGCACCGTGTCCTGTATCTGTTACAGTTACTGTCGTAGAACCTGATACAGTTGTAAAAGGATTAGCTGCCCCTCCACTAAAAGTAGTAGATGAGCGAATCGGTGTTTTATCAGAATATGTTTGACCATCTAAAACATAATATTTAATATTTGTGCCTACACCAACAAGATTATCACCATCAAGTGCAATCCAGTTTATAAGCGTTCTTGGAGTACCAACAACTTGTGTATCAGCTACTCTAGTCCAACCACCTATTTGTTCTGGGAAACCTTTTTTAAAGCGTATCTTATCGCCTTTATTCCACCCTTGCTCATTACTATAATTAGTAATTTCTTTATTGATACCTGGTTTGAATTGTAATTTTTGTAACGGCATTATGCGAACTTAAATTGTTTGACACCTTGTCTATTTATAACAAGTGCATTTCCCCTTAATGGCTTGTTACCCTCTGGCACACTTATATGCACCCACGAATCAAACTCCAATATACATTGGTCATAACCGAACCCGTTACGTACAATATGTACCATCAATTCTTTTGCTGTCATACCTGGTGACCTAATATCTGCCGCACATCCTCTACGGTGTTGACTGGAGTCTTTTGAACCCACTGCATCATTGAGTTGTTTTGAGCGATATCCAGAATTTATCATAATAGGTTTACCAAGATAGTCTCTTATTTTTTGCAGTAGTGTTGCGAGTCTCGATAAATTTAAATCAATAGTTTCGTCATTGGGAGAGTTATCCCAACCACGCCTTGCTGCCATATCAGAATGGATAAGTTCCTCGTAGGAAAAATTTAATGTAAGTTTTCTCATTTTTTATCCGTCTTTATAAATTCATTTTTTTGTTTTGAACCAGAGCTACTACCAAAGTAATATGCAATTACAGTTGAGGCGGTACCCCCAAGCCAGCCTAGAGCTACGTTTAATAATCCGATGTCAGCATTAGGTGTAGGTAAAAAAGTAACAGCACCAATATAGCCAAAGAAAGCTAGCATAGTAAGAATAGCTAAAACTGTTGGGGTGTGGTCACCCAGTGCTATTTGTCTTTTCCTTGCGCTATCTCTATCACTTGCTGATATTTTAGCTAAATCTATATCTAGCTGTTTCATTTGTACTTTGAAATCTGCATCGGCTTTCTTTAATGCTACGAGTTGTTCTGGTGTTGCTTTTTCTACTGCTTCAAATATCTCACTGTCACTGGCTTCATCTTTACCGAGCAGAGCTTTTGCAACTACCCTACCTGCCATACCACCAATTGGGCCACCTAGTGCAGTGCCAATATTAGGGGCAACAACAGAAAGAATTGATTTAGCTTTTTTTAAAAGTTCCATATTTATCCTACTGCTAAAACTGCATTAATTAATTTATATATAATCCAAATAGTAACACCTATTAAAGCACCTAACAAGCCACCCCACATCGTCCATTCGATGACTTTTTGCTTTTTATAAGCCGCTAACTCTTTGGCTTTTTCTGCTTGTCTTTTTAGACGTATGCGCTCCCTCAAAATTTCTTCGTATAGGTCAGCATTCCCGCTCCAATATAACTGCTCTTTGAGGTCTTTCTCAGCTTGCCTTAACTTTCGAGCATTCATCACATTACGCATTGCTTGAGAGTTTATGTTTTTATTTTTATTCTTACTCTTTTCTTCTTGCGCAGCTTTCTGCACATTATCACGATGCTCAAAAAAATCTTGGAGTTTGTCTCCTATCTCAGAAACATCTTGCCCAAACTTAATTGCTTGTTTAATTCCTTTAACAGCAGCGTTGGCTGCAGCGAATGCTGAAATAGGGTCTATCATTATCTTAC